AAGATGTTGATTTAGCATCTCAAATATCTTTTACAAATGGATCAATTAATGATTCTATTGGAGAATATTTTGGAACGGATAATGATATTAAGAGAGAATTTGAACTAACTCATGAAAACGAAAAAATCTTTGAAAGATATTTCTTAGGTAATAGTAGTGATATTGTAAATGTAACAACTAACTCTATCAAAATACCAAATCATTTCTTTGTAAGTGGAGAAAAGATTAGATATAATCATGTAGGAACGGCTTCATCTGCAATTGGTATTGCGACAGCAAGTTTTGTTGGAACTTCTAACACCACATTCCTTCCAGATGAAAATTTATATGCTGTAAAAGTTGATGATAATTTAATTAAAATTGCAACCAGTGCGGAAAATGCACTCAAATCAATACCAGTAGTTGTAGATCTTGAAAGTGTTGGTATTGGAACTTCTCATAGATTCATAGCAACAAATCAAAATGCTAAAGTTATTGTTGCTATCGACAATGTTATTCAGTCTCCTGTTGTATCTACAGCAGTAACAACAGTACTTGCTGATAGAGTTCAATCTGTTGATAACGTGATTAAATTTAGCGGAATTACATCTTTCTTTGGATCTGATATTATTCAGATTGGTAATGAGATTATGAAGATAGAAGGTGTAGGTATTGGAAGTACAAATACCATTAGAGTTCGTAGACCTTGGTTGGGAACTGTCTTATCTGGATATGGGACAGGAACTCTTGTAACTAAAATTTCTGGTAATTATAACATTGTAGATAATATACTAAACTTTGTAGAAGCTCCTTTCGGAAATGTTCCAATTGGATCTACTACAAATCCACCAGATGAAAGAGATTGGACTGGTATAACAACAAGTTCTAGTTTCCAAGGTAGAAGTTTTATGAGATCTGGAGTACAAAATACTTCCAATGATTCTTATCACAAAAATTATATTTTTGATAATATATCCAGTCAATTTAATGCTGTTTCAAATGAATTTACTCTGGAACAAAATGATTCAAATGTTACTGGAATTTCCACAGAAAATGCAGTCATTTTAGTCAATGATATTTTCCAAACACCTGGATTGAATGGTGGATATTTAATTCAAGAATCTTCAGGTATTTCTTCAATTGCTTTCCAAGGAACTAATACAGTTCCACTTGGTCCCGATGTAGGTATTTCTAGTTTCCCTAAAGGAGGAATTATTGTTTCAGTAGGTTCAGATTCAGGTCTTGGATATCAACCTCTAATTTCTGCTGGAGGAACTGCTACTGTTTCTGGATTAGGAACAATCTCATCCATTAGTATAGGAAATAGTGGTTCTGGTTATAGAGTAGGAATTCAAACTGTAGTCAATGTTGGTGTTGGAACTTCTAGTACTGGAACTGGAAACATTGAATTTATCGGAACTGCTGCTATAAGTGGTGGTAATATTGTAAGTGTAGCGATTACAAATCCAGGGTCTGGATATACTTCAACAAATCAACCATTTGTTATCTTTGATGCTCCATTGAGTTATTCAAATATTCCTCTACAATATTCTTCCAGTTCTGTTGGAGTTGGAACTAGTGCTGTTGCTGACATTGTTGTTGGTCAAGGATCAAGTGTTATTGATTTTACAATTAAAAATACTGGATATGGATTTGGAAATGGTGAAATATTAACTGTTCCAATTGGTGGATCTACAGGAATACCAACAACTTCATCCTTCTCCGAGTTTAAAATTACCATAGATGAAGTTTTTAATGACAAATTTGCTGGTTGGTCTATTGGACAATTGCAAGTTTTAGACGATATTAATGATTTTATTGATGGATCTAGAAAAAATTTCCCACTGTCTCTAGCAGGAAACTCAATTTCAATTGTTTCTGGAAAAGGATCCAAGATTGATGTCCAAGATGTTCTTCTTATCTTTGTTAATAATGTACTTCAAGTTCCTGGTGAGGGATATACTTTTAATGGAGGAAGTATTGTAACATTTACTGAAGGATTGAAGGTTGGTGATTCTGCTAGTATTATGTTCTATAAGGGAACAGGAGATACTGATGTAATCTTTAGAAATATAATTGAAACTGTTAAAAAGGGTGATACCCTTCAAATTAAACATGATGCATCTATTGGACAAGCATCATCTTTGGATGAAGATGAAAGAGTTGTGGATCTAATCAAATCTACAAATATAGTTCAAACCAATTCATATTCTGGACCTGGAAATACTAAAGATGTTACTTTAGAAAGACCAGTTGTTTGGTGCAAACAGACTGAAGATATATTTATCGATCAGATTGCTATTGGTAAAAATAGAGAACTTTATGAACCAGTTATTAATCCTAGTGCATATATTACAAAATCTGTTGGAGTTGGATCTACAGCAATATATGTTGATAATTTGAGACCAACATTTGATTCTCAAAATGAGAATGATACTGATTTAACATTCCAAAAGAAAATTAAATTTATTGCACAAGATTCCAAAGTAAGTGCAGCTGCAACTGCTATTGTTACTGGATTGGGAACGATATCCTCAATATCTATTTCTAATGGAGGATCAGGATATAGTTCTGCTCCAGTAGTGACTATTGGAAGTACAGTTCAATCAGTTGGACTTGGAACGACAGCGACAGCAACATCATCTATTACTGCAGGAGTTGTTACAAGTATAACGATAACCAATGCTGGAACTGGATATACTAATACTAGTGTTCCCGTTGTTTTAATTGCACCACCATCATATAATACTGAAGAGGTATCTGTAAATACTTATTCTGGAGATAATGGTGTAATTGTTGGATTTGGAACTACTACTGTTGGAATTGGAACACAACTTATCTTTGATATTCACATTCCATACGATTCTTTCCTTAGAGATTCTAATATTGCAGGAACAGCATTAACCATTAGTTCTATTAGTAAAAATGATTACTTTGTTGTTAAGAATTCTAATGTTGGATCTAGTTCAACTTCTATATTATCTTTGGATGCCTCAGATAGTACAGTAGGACTAGGAACTGTTTTTGCAGATAATGTTTATGAAGTTAACACTGCAGTTTCAATTTCCACAAGCATATCTGGAATTTCAACTTATGTGCGTAGAGTATTTGCCAAGGTAAATCAATTCAACTATGGATCCTCTGGAATTACAACCTCAGACTTCTTTGGATCATTTAGTTGGGGAAGAATTGACTTAGCAGCAAGAAGTAAAGAAAATTCTTATTCTTCTTATGCAGAAGGAT